TGGCCAACGCCGCCCTGCCCCGCCGATGCATTGCCCCCCATCAGCGCCGCCATGCCGCCCGCCACCGGCGCCAGCGTTGCCTGGATGATGGGCCGCAGCACCAGCGTCTTGAACATATTCAAGAGCGTGTCGCGGAAGTTCTTGGCGAAGTCCTTGCCACTTTCAAAGCCGCGCAGCAGTGCGTCGGTGAGGGATTGATTGATGCTGTCGGCGGTTTTTTGCCATTCGTTGATGGTGGCCTGCGCACTCTTGGCATTTGCCTCTGCAATTGCGGCAGTAGTGGCCTGTTCAATGGCTGCATCACGCTGTGCGCCGGTCAGGCCAAGCTTGTCGATGGCGGCAATGTCCTTCTTGATGCGTAGCTGAGCTTCAAGCTGGAACTTGGCCTTCTCTCGCTCAACTCCAGACAGGTTTGCAAGGCTTAGTTCTTCTTCGGCAATTTGGAGCAACTCATCCGCAGCCCGTGCGCGCTCCACGTAGCCATCAACAAGCTTGTTGTATTCGGCCTGCTTCATCGCTTCGTTGACGCGGCCTTGTTGCTTGGCCTGCTCGTCCAACGCTTGCGCTAGTTTGGTGTAGCCGTTCTTTTGAATTTCGGCGGCCAGCGCATCCTCGGTGCGCCTTTTTGCCATCTCGCCAATGCTGATGGCGCTCTTGCCGTAATACTTGTTTGCTTCCTCCAGTTGATCGGCCTGCTTGGCGAGAGACGATGCTTGAGACACCGCGCTCTTCTCGCGCAGGGATGCCATCGTCTGCTCGTGCTCAAACTGAATCTTCTGAACGTTGGCTTGCGTCAGCGCGTTCTTGGCGGCGCCTTCCATCGCCTTGTCGTAACGCGCTTGCTCCGCAGCCATTTCGCTGGTGAAGCCCGCCGTCTTGCTGACGGTGGCGTTGTATTCGTCCCATGCCGCCTTGGCGCCTTGGGTGGCGGATTCGAGCGCTTTGTGCGACTCTGACAGCGCTTCAAGATTCGACTTGCTGATTGCGTTCTGTTCGTTGGCCTTCTTCTCGGCGTCGCTCAGCGCCGCCCACTTGTCGGTAGCCTTCAGGCCGATGAAGTCGGCCATGATCTTGTTGTAGCCCTGCTGTTCAGCGGCCAGCGATGCGGTGGATGCGCGCGTCGCGTCCTGCATTTCACGGATGCGCTTTTGTTCTTCGATGGCGTCTTTGTTGATCGTCTCGCCAGCCTGCAAACCGCTGAAGTTCCCCTTCGCGTCTTTGGTGAACTTGCCAAGAACGAGGTTGGCGTATTTCTGCCCTTGAGGACCTAGGTGTTGCAACCAGTCGCCACCAACGCCAACCTTGGCGATAGCTTTTCCAACCGTTCCTTGTCCAGAGTGATAGGCCGTGAGCGCCTTGACAACATCGTTGTCAAAGATGCGCATCAGGTACTCGATATAGGCGTTGGCGAGCGTGCGACCGTAGTTGGCGTCCTGCGCAAGTTTTTCCTTGCTCCACTGCACTCCAGCCAACTGCGCAAGATGCGGGCCGCTTCCAGGCATGATTTGGTACATGCCGAGCGCGCCGACGTTGCTTGTGATGGTGTTTCCAGCGCGGTCAAACTGGCGCCCACCAGATTCCACGCGAGCGATAGCGTCCAGCAACTGATCACGGTTGATGCTGGGCTGATTCGACGCCTCAATAGCACGACGTGCCTGCCAATAGTTTTGCGTGTCCTGTGTCAGTTGCTCAGGCGTGCGAGCGCCCGCCACGCTGACAGCCTCATATTCAGCGCGCAGCTTTTGCAGCTCCTTGACGCGCTGCTGCTCGACGGTCAAGGACTTTTGAGCCGCGTCGTGCAGCTTGGCAGCCGCATCGGCGCCCGCCTGTTGAAGCTGCGAGAGCTTTCCTTGCTCGATGCGCTGCTGTTCTGTAGCGCTTGCTGCTCCTTTCGCAGCATCGGCCTGCTTGCCAACGGCATCGGCCCCTGCCTTGGCGGCGGCGGCTTGTTGCTTCATGGCATCGGTGGTGCCCATGATCTTGGCCTCGAAGGCATCAAGCGCTGCACGACTAGCCTGCGCTTCAGCCGTCCATTCGTCACTGATACCAGCGGCTCCCTTGAAGTCCAAATGCATCAGCGCAACTGCTTGAGTTGCCAGCGTTTTGACCTCGCCGATGATGCCCTTGATGACAAAGGCAACGTTCGCACCAAGCACAGCGACGGTTTGAAGCGCAATCTTCAAGGCCCCACTGAAAGCGCTGGCTACGCTGTCAATCACACCGTCCTGCCCGGCTTTCTGAAGCTCTTTGTTTGCGGCCTTTAGTGCTTCTGTCAGTGCGTTGACGCCTTCTGAGAGCGACGGCAGGAATGCTTCACCTGCCTTGACTTTCAAGTCCTCCAAATACCGCGTCAGCGACCCCATGGCCTTGCCCGCCGTGGTCATGGACTCTTCGTAGATTCCGACGTAGCCCTTCGCCGCTTGCAGCGTGGCATTGGTGCGCGCGAGCGTCTTTTCCTGCTCAGTGAGCGCATCCGAACTCTTGTTGAGCGTGCGCGCCAAGTCCTTGTAAGACTGCTCGAAGTTGACGTTCAAGCCCATGGTGCGCAGGATTTCCACCTGGCCGGACTTGATGCCGTGGATCATTCGCTCCAGCGCTTCGCTGGAATTGATGCCACCAACGACGGCCAAGTCCTGCGCCGCACGGCCCAATGCAGCCGCTTTCGATAGATCGATATGCGCCGTGGCAAGCTGCGTCAGCGCATTGCGCGACTGCATCATGGAAATACCGGACTTCTGAAGCGACGCCGCGAAGCCTTCCATCTCCTTGCGCGTGTAGCCAGCGTTGTTGCCAGCCACCCCCATTACCACGCCCATGGTTTCGTACCGAGCGGCGAGCATGGTGGCGTCTTTCAGCACGTCGGCAACTTTCCACGCGGCGAACGCCGATCCAACGGCGGTCACTGCGGTGGTCAAGTGGCCCATGGCGCCTTTGGCTGATGTGGCGGCGCTCTGCACGTCGCCTAGACCAGTCGCATATCTCTTTGCGTAATCACCACCGGACTGCAATGACTGGTGCAGCAGGGTCTGTTCAGCGGCCGTTTTCTTGGCGGCGTCACCCCACGAAAACAACGAGCCGACGATTCCGGTGATCCCCGACTTGGCTCGCTCAGCAGCACTCCCGACCGCCTCCACGCCTTTAGCCGCCTCCTTGGCACCAGCACCCACCTGCTCCAGTCCAGATTGACCGCGCGCACTCTGCCCCAGTGTGTCGAGGCTCTTTTTGACGCGCGCAGTCGCTCCTTCGACTTGCGACATCGCCTTGTCAACGGAATCGCCTCTTTTGGCGAGCGCGTCGAGCGCGACGACACCTTTTTCAAGGCCGGTCGTGTCGATAGCAATGCCAATGCTTGCAATATCAGATGCCACTTCTGCGCCCTAAAAATGAAAACCCGCTGGAATCCCTCCCAGCGGGGCACCAAAGAAAAAGGGCGACCCGAAGATCGCCCTTGTCTGCCGTTTACGGCCCTTGCATCGCCATGCCACGACAGGCTGTGGTTCGCCACGGATTGCCATGCCCCGCCATACCGAACAGCGCCATGCCTCGCATCGCAGAACCATGTGAAGCTAACCGCTTCCCCAAACACCGCAAGCGATGCTTGAGGCTGTTGTCAGCCCTTGAATTGCTTTGCCTAGCCCCGCCAGGCCGGGCCAGGCTATGCCGTGCCCTGCCGTGGCGTCCAGGTTATCTACAAGGTTGACGGAACCGAGATCAGCGGCCCGTAGGCGGTCACTTGCCTTTCATGTTCTCGGCCATCACAGCCAAGGCTTCGGCTTCCATCACCTGGATGTCTTCAAGCAGATCGTCGGCCTGTTCACGCGGCAGGCGCAACGTCCTGATGAACGCCAGCACCGCCGTGTAATCCAAGCCAGTGGCAGAACCCATGCCGCCCACGCGCCACTGCGTGCCAAGGCGGCTGAACGTGGCATAGGCCAATTCGGTTTCAGGCCAGACTTCGACGTATTCATGATCGAAGTCCGACGCTTTCAGGCTCCATGCGGCAAGCTCCGACGCGGACGCCGATTTCTCGTACATCGCCCGCGCGATTGCCTTTAGTTTCCCGATCGGCCTTCAAGGCAGGCGGTGCGGTACGCCTCCATGATGGCGTTGGCTGCACCGGGCCATTCGTTCGCCAGTCGCTCGGCGCTCGACTCGTCCAAGTCCTGCTCAAGCTCCCAACTGTGGAGCGCTTTCAGCAGGTACTTGCTGTTGTCGCCCGTGGTCGCTTCCATGATCTCAGTCATGGTTAGATCGTCCTTGTCCTTGCCAGCTCCGCGCGCCTTGGCCGCAGACAGCATTTCATCGAACAGAACGCCAGCTTCCTTGCGCGAGCGGAAGTTGAACACCACGTCGAAGTCTTCTTTGACGCCTTCAAGCGTCTCAAACTTGATGTTGCGTTTGAAGGTTTTGGGAGGTGCGCCGAACTTGAATTTCGCCATTGCGTGCTTTCTTGAGAAACAAAAAAACCCGCAGGGAGCGACCGTGCGGGCATAAAAAAACCCGCCGCCGATTGCTCGGACAGCGGGTTGGTGGCGCTACTGAATTAGTAGCGGGTCGGGACGCCTTGCAGAGAGAAAGTGGCCGTCACTTGCATGACGTTGCCTTTTTGCAAGGTCGGCGTTTCGTTGAAAGACACGATGCCGTTGTACAGAAGGACAGAGCCGTTCGGCAGCGCAACGCGCAGTGCACGGTTCGTTTTGGTGCCGCCCACAGCTTTAAGGGCTTGGAAGCCGGCCAGGTTGGAGTCATCAGCAATACCGATCTTGATCGAGCGTGCGCTGGTGACCGTTGGCAGTTGACGTTCGAAGTCCTCTTCCAGGAAAGAGTACGTAGCGAACTGCTGATCGCCACCGGACATTTCGAAGCTCAAAATCTGGCTGATCTGAGTCCAGCCGGAAATGAGTCGAGCCGAAGCCGGTGTGGCCGATCCGACAGGGAAGTCGGACGTCGAAGTGGTACTGATGCCTTCGATGTTGAAGGCGCCGGCTGTAGAGCCAGCCACACGCACAATGCGCTCGTTGATCTTTTGCCAGCCTGACTTGATTTCGATCAAGTCGCCGTTGGCAAAGCCGTGGGCCGCAGCGGTCGCTACAGCAGGGTTGGCATTGGAAATAGCCGTGATGGTTTTTGCCGCGTCATAAGTCGTGGCGATGGAGACGATAGAACCGTCTGGGAGGTTTGCTGCCATGTTCGGCGTCCTTTCTTGCAAGAAAAAACCGCCCAAGGGCGGCGAGATTTCTGCGAGGGACGCTCGATAGACGGGGCCTTGCGGCGCGGCCTATCTGCCGTGGCAGTGAGATTGATTTGGCGCAGCGGTTATTGCGGCTGCTGCGCCTCCAGCCATTTGCGCCATGCTTTTAAGCACCCTTCCAGGTGCCGCAGCAGGGCCTCATGCAATGCTTTCGTTGAGGGTGTCATGCTTTGAATTCATCCGCCGCATAGCGGCAATCGACCGGCACATGGAACCAGTCGGTTTCTTGAATCGGCGGCTTGGTAGTCATCGGCGTCAGCACCTGCACCACCAGCCCAGCACTCCACATGCGCAGCGCCACCGGGAAAAGCTCATCAAGCTCGCGCGCAAGCGTTTCAGCACGGTTTGCGCCGATGTTCGGACGGGTGAAGACGCTCACCTGAAAGATGCCGCGATAGCCGCGATGTTGGCCCGCCAAGTCGCTGCTGAGCGTCTGCGCTGGCAGCAAGAAGGCGCGCAGGTGATCGCCCGTCACGCTTCCAGCGCCTACGTTCTGCCACACCACCGGCAAGCCTTTTGACGCGGCCCATGTGGCTAGGCGGGACTCGAAGGCGGAGCGGATGCGTGGAGGGCTCACGTAACCCTCTTGTTCTCAGTGACGATGATTTCGTACACGTAGCGCGGACGCCCATCTTGAATCTGCGTGACCTCAATGCGTTTGCAGTAGACCTCGAAGCACCCACCGGCCTTGTTCAAAGCGTGGGCAAGCTCACCAGCCGCATACTTGATGTCCTGCTGAATCAACTCTTCTTTGTTCAATTCACGCTCCTCAATGCTTCAGCGAAATGCGCTTGAAAGTTGGCGATGGTGACCTTCACCATCCCCGCAGGCGCCTGACCAGACCAGCCGCCTTCCAATCGCTGCGCGTAGGGAAGGCTGTTGGTCAGGTAGATGGTTTGCCCAGGAACCCATCCACGGACGCCAGCTTGAATCCGATTCAATGACGTGCGCCCGCTCTTGTCGTCAGCGCCGCTCGTGCTGGTGTTGATGGCGTCAGTGCCGTACTGCCAGTTGCCGCGAAAGCGACCACTCCGCACTGGACTCATCTCCACCATGGCGCCGCCCATGTCGAGCACGGTTTTGCGAACGACCGTCTCCAGCTTCACTTTGTTGCGCTCTGCAATCGCACGCAATTGATCGCCCAGGCTAGCCATCAGCCCCTCGCCTGAATCTCGTACAGCACCGCCAGCCCCGCCGGCTTCGTGGCCCGCGAGTTGATCACCGTCAGCACAGTCGTATCAGCCAGCGTCACGGTATCTCCCGGCTTCGGCTCGAATGCCGCATCAGGTGCCAGCAGCACGCGCACGTCGCCACGCTGCACCAGCGTCCCATCAATGTCCCGGCTGGCGTAGTTCATCACCGCGCCGGCGCACGAATAGCCAACAGTCCCGCCAGACACCGTCCCGGTGGCCGGGTCATACGCGCCCGGCGTGGTGCGCTTGATGGTCACCACCTGGCCGAAACGGGTCAGCAGGCGTTTGGCCGTGGCCGCTGGACGCGCGTAGTCGAATGCGATCACGACGGCAACCTTTCGCCAGACTCGAATGCTTCTCGACCATCCATTGCGTGATGAACCACCACGTTCGGTGTTTCTTCATCATTCGACGGGTTGCACCAACATCCGAAAGATGGGACATGCCCACGCAAGTCGTCGAGCGGCACAACATGAATATGTGGCTCGTCGATTCGCTGGAAATTCGCCCACGTCATGCCCGCACCAGCTCCACCACTCCGCCGCCCATCGTCAGGCCGCGCAGTAGGTCATCAATCACCGGGAACCGCGCCCGGCCGCCATTCGTCGGAACGGCGTAGCTCACCGCAATCTCGCCCACGCGCTCGCTGGTGACGGCTGCTGCATCGATGCTCGTTGCGTACAGCATGCCAGTCAGGTGCAGCATGGCCGCTTCGCATGTAGCCGCCTTGACGCGGGTATGCACCGGGTCTAGGTTTTCCGGCTTCACCCGGCGCGCCAGCACGTACTGGGTGCCACGGCGCAGGGCCGCTTCACGATCAGCTGGCAGGAAGTCCAGCCACGCGCCTCCCATGCTTTCCCAATAGGCATCAGCATCAGCGGCAGACACCAGCGTGTCGTAGCCATC